TAAAACCCATCAACTAAATTTTTTGTCTGTCTACAAGTCCTACACTGTCTATCAGAAAGTAACAAATGACCTAATGACAGGTTCTCATCTAAATCAAATTCCATCAAGAAAGATAATCCCACATATATGATCTTTCGCCATATTCATCTGAAGCTTTATTCCATCGGTCTCCTTCTGCATCTACAAATGTATCACTGTCTAAACCATCATCTATAAAACCAAATGGTGCCATGTCCTGTTCAATTTGATTTTTCTGTTCTTCATATAACCTTTTACGAACATCTTGATCGGTAAGTTCTTTAAAATAATCTTGGGCAACTAACCATGCATATATTACAAGACACATAGCAAGGTCATCATTACATCCTTCTTCTGCCTCAAATGAATTGCTTTTAGATATGAATGTAGTAAGTTCTGAGATGATATCATAATCATTAATGATAACTTTATCACCCTCAATCATTGTCTTAAGATTTAATGATCCAACTTTTTTTACTGTCTTGGACATTTTTACACCTAGTTGAGTCTTCTTACCAGAGAAACCTTGTCCAACAACTTGACCTGCTCTACCTCTCATAGAACACATAAGAAGATTTTGATACTCAAGATCATATTGAATTATTGATGCAACTTGATCACCAATATCATTTACCTCACATAAAATGTATGCGTTATTGTAATTCTTTCCTACTTGCCAAATAATATTTGGAAACAACATAGGTTTGATTTCATTATTTCTATATTTTGCTACAAGACGATGTGGAAACTCAGTAATATCAACTACAACAAATGCAGAGTAGTCAAAACCAACACCTCTTGCAACGTCAACTGTAATCATATAATCATGATTGTCTTTAGGTTGTTCATATACATCCAAACCAGCATTTTGTGTGGATGGATTTTCATAAACCATCGTTTTCAGTTTTGATGGTGCAATTAAGGTATCAACAGATCCTAAGAATTCACATTCAAACTCAACTCTAAACTGTGATTCAGAAGTGTTCTTGATTGTTTGCTCTTTCCATACAGCATCTCTACCTGGTACTTCTGACCAGTGAACTTCAGTAGGTACATATTCATTTTCTCCTCTTTCAGCATCATGCCAATATCTGTAAAAATGATTCATCCCATGAGGGGTAGATACCATAATTACTTTGGTGTTTTTACCAGAAGAAATAGTAGGATAAACAGATGCAAAGAATTGTTCAGCAATATGATTCGGGATGAATGCAAATTCGTCTAAGAATATGATATTATAAGATCCACCACGAACAGCAGATGCAGACGTAGATGCTGCGATAATTTTAGATCCATTCTCCAATTCCATGGAACCTTTATTATACACAAGGATTCCTTGCTGCATCCATTTGGGCAGTTTTTCGTATGCAAATTGTAATCTGTTTAGTAGATCTCTTGCAGTTGATGCTTTGTTTGCCAGAATAGCAATATTAACATTGGCATTAAAGAGAGCATAGTGTAAGAGATACGACACGCAAGTTGTAGACTTACCTGTCTGTCGTGGCATCTTACAGATGTTAAATCTATTCGCATGAAATCTTTTTACCAACTTCTCTTGAAAAGCATACATCTTAAAGGGAACTTCTCCCTCATCAAGAGAAACAATCTTTATATAATTTAAAGCAAAATATACAGGATCATCTTTACATTTGAGGAACTCAACAACTTGATCCTCAGTAAATTGAATTTGAGTATTTGCTCTTTTTAGATTTGGATTACCAAGATATACATTCTCACTCATAGTTTAATGGGGGTCATAATATCTTATAAGTGCTCCTGTTGCAACAATGAGCACTACAGCAATAACAAAAATAGGCATGTTAATTATAATGAAATGCAGGTTTATTAGTTTTACCTAGTTTTCCACTTCTAACTTTTGTGCCAGAAGTTTGACCCATACCAGAAGGATTCTTACCTGGTTTTGATTTACCTATACCAAAGGAGGGACTAGGTTTTTTAGATTCGGTGTCATGTAATCTTGCAGGTTTGTTTTTATCCTTTGTAATTACAGACTCTTGACCATGCTTTCTACCGAGACGACGCATGACCTTACCGAAACGACGTTTGGACATTCCTGGTTTAGGACTTGTTTGGTATGAAACCTCACGTCCTGTACCTTCTCCTGATGAATATTTATATTCACCAACTCCCTTTTTGTATCCAATTCCTTTCTTCTTTAAATCTGTTTCGAGACCTTTACGTTTTACTCTGTTTGCTTTTTCATTAGTTCCACGATCGGCACTAATGTTACCAGTCTGTTGTGTCTGAGACTTCTGCATCATACGGGTAGTAGGGTTACCCTCTGCCATAAACTGTTGAAAACTTTTCATCTTAACAGTTCCATGCTCTGAGTGACTTAGATAATCTATCATCACCTGTATTGTTAGATGGTTTCTGTCTCTTTCTCATTCCTTTCATTCGAGCGCAGAATGATGACCTACGCTTGTTTCCAACCTTCTTGCTAGGTGCTTTAAGGTCAGATCCAGGATTTTCGCGTTCGTAACTTTTTCTGCCTTTTTCGTTAAGTCCTCCTGACTTACTTTGTCCTGACTTTTTTGTCCATGCTGCTCCTTCTTCGACATTAGTTGTCTCCTCTTTTTTTACACAGCGGTTGTACGTTTTTCCGAATAGTTTTTGGGATCCTTTTTTCTCATAACCTTTCCAACAATTTTTCGCTTCGTTAGTAACTTCTTCATTCTTAGGGCGACAATCATTTACCAACTTGCCTCCTTTCATTTTCATTCCTACTTTTTTATGCGTTTTCCAACATTCTGATTGGAATTTAGCAAAGGTCGTTGTACCTTCAAATTCTTCTTTCTTAGTTTTATTTCCCCAATTCTTTGCACCAACTTTTCGGCATTTGACAAGTGCACCGCTTGCATAAGCACTTGGCCAAACTGAATAACGAGATTTTACTTTCGTATAACAGGCATCTTTCTTGCCCTCAAAAAATGTGTTAAATGTTTTCATTTGTTCTGTTGCTACGTTCTTTGCCTTACCTTTTCTATTTGGGTTAGGATCTTGACGGTTCTTACGACGAAAAGCAGAATCCTCTTCCTTTTTATTAAGGTTGCTCTTCATCTTAGAAGATCCGCATTTTGGTTTAGTCTTTTGTCCTGGTTGTTTAGCACAGGGTTTTCCTGAGTATTTACCGCCCATTTGAACCCAACCAGGGGTACCATCAGAAGAGCGACTCTTGCTAAACCAGTCACGCAAAGAACTATCACCACTTTTGTTTTCATCTAATCTCATCGTAAATGATAGAACAGTTACTTATTATTTAGTAATCCTTTCTTTAACAATTTCTGTAACTCTGTAGTTGACCCAACAAAAACAGCATTATTAGTTATATTACCACCTATTGGTTTTCCAGTATCTTCCTCAATATCTTTCAATTTCTTTTGTAAATCTAAAAGTTTATCTGTAGTGTCACCAACACTTTTTAAAATTTGACCAGCAACTTCATATGCTCTAGGACTGTCACTCTCTGCTGCTAGTTCCATGATTCCGTTGAGTGCTTCTTGTCCCTTTTCAATTAAAGAATACAAGTTACCTCTAGTGTATTCATAATCTTTACCTACATCATTTGTTTCTTGTTTAGGAACTGGCACAGCATCTTTCTGAATCTCAGTAATACTAGATTCAATTGATGTATCTAATGCTTCATTAATTTGGTCAAATTTATTATCTTTCATCATCCGTCAACATCCTTACCTTCACTTGGACTATATTTAGTTGGAGTCAAATAAATTGATGTACTTTCATTAAATCCAAAGTCATCACCAGCTTCAACTAATGGATCATCGGCAGCAGTAATCGCCCCGTCGTTGTCGTAATCTTTCTTCGCTTTTGGTGTAGTTGTATATCTGACACTCTTTCTTGCAGTCCTTGTATTTGTATCTTGGTAGATATCGACCATAACCTTCTTGATGATTCCATCTGGAGAATCTGCGATTGCACCGAAGAGTTGAGTTTTTGCAGAAAAAGTCAATGTATAAATGAGTGCTCTACGAGTTGTAAAGTCTCCCTCATATTCATCAGAAAAACTAATATTGTTTAATGTAACTGGAATATCTCTTTTTTCTCCAATAGAACTTACTAGATCTATTGTAATATTAAAACTTGGTTGGAAATAAGGTAATATCTGTTCAATAATTTGTAAAGCATCATCGTTCAATTTTGTAAAAATTGATAATGAAAAACTAAGTGTATAAGGAACAGGCATGAATACCTTTTTCAATCTCT